CTCGCGGCCAGGCAGTGTATCCCAGTTATGAGATACTTTCCTTGCCACCCGGTAGGCATCTGGGATATCATCCCCAGAAGCGCTCCTACTTCTAGGAGTAACCCTACCGTACCTTACCTCACCACGCAAAAAGGAGATGAAACAGCCATAGCTATTCCACGTCCATCCTTGCTTCATAAAGGACCTTTTATCCACTCTCACCCTGACCGGGTCAGCCTCAAAGCATTTATAGCCCCGAGACACGCCGCCAAGGAATGAGGAGTGGACCTTTATGCCTGCATAATCAGCTTCATGTAGAGGAACGAACCATGGTGGGACGTGCTCAAGGAGATACGTAATAGTATTCCTGAGCCCTATCCCAGTCATGGCAGTCCATGCGTTGAGCCGATTCAGGGCGATGAGGCGAGCCTGTGGAGTAGAGAGATCCTTAATATAGACCCCTCGAACTGGATCACCAAGATACCAGTCAGAGCCACAGGATTCGCGGAACGGACCTTCAAAGAAGGTCTTCTTCGGGTTTGGCTCGAAGCCAAAGAGTTCTAGTGCGGAAAGCACTGGCCGACTCATGTCGGTCTCGACGATGATGTCATCGCCGAAGACACCCCAGTTACCTATTTGATTACCGTTGAGCTCACGCTCATTGGTAGCATAGATGTTGGCATTTGGGGAACCCTTAGGGTTCCTTATGTGCTTATCTCTCTGCAGGTAAACTGCCCTAACTATCGCTGCAAACAAAATCGTCTGCAGGGGGAACTAAAACCATTCCCCATTGTAGAGATCATATGTAGCGTATGGGTATTACTACCCACATTTGTACAAGGAGATCGCAACAAACATAGCCAGTCAAGTACACTCCTCGGAAGGAGCATCTTAAGCAGTTCCACGCTTATGCAATCACTTGCAGAACGAAGGTCTATAGTGGCAAAAGTGCCATTTAACGACCCCTGTCTAGCGAGCTCACGGTTACGATCAGCTTGAACCGCCAGGTCAATCCCAAAGAACGTTTTCAAACGTTCCCTAAGTATTGACTCAAGCGAAAGCTGATATAAC